CTTTTTAAGTTATCTAAAAATGGTGTAAGAATATTTGCCCTATACTGTATTTATGTATTGTAAAAATGGTGGATCACAGAATAAAAAAGGGGCCTTAGCCCCCTTTCTAAATTTATAAATGCTTACGAAAATTACGCACCGCCGCCGGTAATTAGTGTATTCACTGTTCTACCAACTGCTGTACCTACTCCCGTACCTTGAGGTGTTTGGATTGCATTGTCATATCTAATTGCCAATGTAACCGTTACTGGCTCACTTGAATTGTAAGCCAATGTGTTGTAGTTTGCTGATTCAACATAGCAACCGTACAATTCAAATGTTTCCAAAATTCCCACTGTGTTGGCACCATTAGCACCATCAGTGATTTCAATTCTAGTAACAAATTTGTAGTCAGCACCTGAAGCCGCCGCTGATTGTTCAAAGAAATCAAATTGTTTTTGTAACTGTTCACCAACAAGTTTTTGTACGTTGTTGTTTACGTCTTCTCTTAATGTAAGTGTGATTGGTTCCCATGTGTGTTTACCCGCTAGGTAAACTTTACTGTTGTAAACGTCAATTGTTGTGTTTTCAAATGATAGATTAGGTCTTGTTACATCTTGCACTTGTTTTGTTAACTCAGTTGTTGGAGTAGAAACTCCAAAGTTTTCTAATGACACTCTAAAACGGTATTGTAATTTAGGCATCAACAGACCTTGATTAGATGCAGATTGATTGCTATCTAAAGGTACTGTGATTTTTGATAGTGTAGAAATACTCATTTTTCGTTCTCCTAATTATTTATCCTATTATAACCCTGATATTTCACCAGTGTTTTTAAGTCTTAATGGAACATAAATGAATTCCACTGCTTTGACTGGCTCAATTGCAATATCTAAATACAATTCATTTCTGTCTATTCTAGCAGGTGTGTTGTTTGTTTCGTCACACACAACTAGGAAGTCATAAACTGCTCTGTTACCAACCAATTCTAACATTAAACTTTCTGCTTGAGCTTTAATTTCATCTCTAGTAGTTTTATCATTTGGTTCAAAAACATAAGGTCTCGCCAATTTGTTTAACTGACTTCTTAGGTAAATCACAAGTCTTGCAACATTGATTCTATCTAATGAACTTGCCGCCGCCGCTCTAGTTTTTTGTCCGTAGTTGACTAAACCAGCACCTGTTATGAACGTGATTGGGTTTACATTACCAGCATAAAGTGTGTCTCTTTGACCTTCGTTTAAAGATACTGCCACAAACTCGCCTTCGCTGTTTACGTAACCTGTTGACGTTGCATTTGTGATTCCACCTCTTCTTGTTCCTGCTGGAGCAAACCATGGGAAAGAAACTTGATCACTTAAAGCAATTGTTCTCAACATCATGTGACTTGGTGGAACAACAACATTGTTTCCAAAGTTGTCACTTGTGAATCCTGATGGATAAAATACACCCAAATATTCGTCACTAGTAACTAAACCTAAGTCATTGTCTTCTAATGCAAGGTTAACATTGTTTACATAATCACCAATTGTTGTTGCATCTGGTGTTAATCTAAATGGAGTATCACCTACCACAAAAGCACTTAATCCTCTGTCGTAATTTAATGAAACCATTTCACCAATCAGTTCTGCATAACCCGGTGTTGCCATCACGTTGAATAATCTAGATTCATCATCTCTGATTTCTTGATTAGAATTTAGAGTGGCTTGTAATGCTTGTACCACAACTTTACGTTGAGCTTTTCTTCCAAACGAACCTGAACCGTCTGCTTGGTTGCCTGATTCAGTTACCCATCTGTGTGGATAGTAGTTTGTCATTGCTTCATCGTTTGCTCTCTTGTTGTCAGCAGTTGTGTCAATGTAGTTTCTAACAAATTTTCTAACATTAAAACCTGAACGTCTCAAGTTCCACAACAACATACCTTGTGGGTATAGTGCTGGATCTGGAGCGTCTGGGTCTAAGTAAGGGCTTGTAAGTAATGCTTCGATGGTTGCTTCTGTGCCACCTGTTGCACCTGAAGTTCCGTATCTTGCGTCTGCAAATAAAATACCTTCTTCAGTTGTTTGGTCAGTTGTGTCCACTGCTACCCATCTTGTGTCCACTGGACCTTGAATAGTTGTGTCATACTTGTAAATCTTAGGATAGTTTTCTAAATCTGCTGTAGAAATCCAAATGTCATTATCAACCAAAGCACTTGTACCATCTTGTTGTGTGTCTGGTGCAGTTGCTGAAACTGTTGGTCCTAATGCATCTGTTGATGGATAAGCAGTTTTATAACCCACCCAAGTTGAACCATCATGAGCCATAATGTCCACTTCATCAATTGTTGATGAGTACCACATTTGTCCATCTGATGCCAATGAAGTCACTGCATTATCGCTGGCTGTGTATGATAAAACTTTCCAGTTCGAAATTGTGTACTGTGATGGATCTGTAGCACCGTCTGTGCCTGCTTCAAAATAGAAGTTAGCAGTTGAGGTAGTACTGAAACCTGCTAATGGCATAATGCCATTGGTGTCAGTAATGTTGATATCTCCACCTTCTGTGTGTTCAATTACCACTCTGTTTAAACTATCAACAGTTGCTTTAATTTTTGTTAAAAGCCCTTGGGAATTAATTGCATCAGCAATTGCATCTGCATCAGTATTAGCACCTGTTGTTGTGATTGAAACAGTTGCAGTTGTGGTTGTGTTTTTTCCTTTTTCAGTTTGTGTTACTGAAATACTGTAAGTTGAAGCGGCAACACCACTTGCCCCAATAATACCACCTGTTGCTTTTGATGAGCCTGAATTTTCTCTTCTGAAAATTTTGTAGTCTGCTTGATCTGTACCATTTGATGCATTTACATACAAATCACCAACAGCAAGATTTATTCCACCGCCTGCTCTGTCTAATCCGTATAATGCCAATGTTGCACCTGATTCAGTGTCTGATTTTGCATAAACTGGTGCAGAAATTTCTTCCCACAAGTTTGTAGCGCCATTGAATTTTTTAACTCTAATTCTTGCACCCGCATTTGGTTCTGTTGTTTTGATCCAAACTGAACCACTGTGTTGTGCTGAAGCATCTGTGCCTTGCACACCTTTCCATTGAGGAACTGATGTGTGTGGGCCGGTTGAAACTTTAGGTATATTGTATTTCACAGTGCCTAAACCAACTGCCGCCGCAAGTCCACTGCCCTCTACAATTGTGATTCCATCAGTTGAACTGCCATCATTGTAAAGCACTAAAAAATTGTTTATATTTTTTGCAGTGACTCCTGCAATGCCTAATCCATTAATTGCAACCACTGTGGCATTAAGATCTAAACCGCCAGTTGCTGTTGAGCCATTAATGTCCATTGTTAAGCCAGATGTTGTTGGATTAGCAACTGTACCAACTGCTGTTGCAACTGATCCTGTCCATGCTGTCGAACCAACCAACTGCCATGTACCATCCGAATCTTTATAGAATAATTCGTTTGATGTTGTTGTGGCGTCAATGGCATAATCACCAATTTGGCCAATACTGCCTTTAGGCTTGTTGTTGGAAATATCAGTTGAACTTGTGATTACTAAAGGTGTTTTCGATATAAAAATTTGTCCACCGTTTGTTTTGCCTTGTCCGTTCCATTCTAAAACTCCCCAAGAAGTGATTGATGTGTCTAACCAGTATGTACCTGCTGGTGGATTAGCACTTGGAACTGTTGATGAGGCTTGTAATTCTCCTAGGTCAACATCTGCTCTAACAACATATGCTCTGTTGGCTATGCCTAAATATGAGTAAGCCGCTTGTAAACCATATTCGTTTAATTCGTTACCATGCAATGGATTGTTGTTGTTATCTGTGTAAAAAGTAGGATCACCAAATGTTTCTGCTAATTCTCTTTGTGAAGTCATCAAGTACACTTTGCCTGCGTTAGCGGCTGTTGTACCTTGTGCTGTTCCTGTGCCGGAACTGTTTGTTTTGTCTTGTGCCGAAGCAACAAATATCATTGGGACTGTGCCCGGTTCTGCTGGCGTGTAGAAACTTTCGTCTATTACGCTAACTTGTACTCCTGGTGAAACTAATGCCATTTTAAAATCTCCTAACTTCTTTGTCTTGTGTATTTATAAAGAAAACCTAAATCACAGGCTCTTTAGTGCTTTTAAAAGGTCTCAAAAAGGCTAGGTAAATAGTGTATATGAGACCACTTTGTATTGTTTGTAAACAAAAGCCTTGTGCTATTAATTATCATAAAGCAGGAAAAGTTTTCTACAGACAAAAATGTGGTGTGTGTACTAAACAAAAAGCAGGTGCTAAAGGGTGGCCAAAATGGTGGTTAGCAGGATACAGAACTAAAAAAAATTGTGATAAATGCGGACACACCAGTAAACACATTGAACAATTTAATGTATATCATATTGATGGAAATCTTAATAATTGCTCGTTTAAAAATTTAAAAACAGTGTGTGCTAACTGTCAAAGGATATTGCATCTTGAAGGGGTAACTTGGAAGCAAGGTGACCTTGTACCTGATTTCTAAGAGCATCTATTGTGCTGTTATTTTCAAAAACTTTGTTGAAACTTACATTGGCCCATGCCCATTCTGATGG